TTCTAGCTTATTCACAACCTTACCAGTTCTTGGACTATAATCCTCTTCCAATTCCATTTTCATGTTGGTAGAGTACTCCATTAACCTGTTTATTTCGTGTAACTTTTTGTTTATTAATTTTAATGCCTCGTGCAAAGAATCCTTATTGGATCTTGTTGCGGCTTCTCTTTTAAATTTATTGTACGTTAAGGCCTCATTTACTGGCGCAACATTAGTATCTACTTGCTTTTTGATATATCTTTTAGAAACGTCGTCAAAGGTCCAATCGTTTTCGTTAAAGTTCTCGTATTTTTGTGCTTGTTGGTATTCCATTGGAGAAAGAGAATCTTTGTCCAAATTTACTGGTTGAAGTACTCCCTCTTCCATGTCTTCAAACATCTGCTTGTATTGGAATCCGCCTTTAGATGGTCTATTAGGAACAGATGGTGCAGGTTTCCATCCCCATTTTTTTGCTACGTAGTTATTAGCTTTGCCTGCAACTAGCTTAGGTTCTACGTCTTTTACGTCGTTCTTCTTTTTGAAAGCTTTCTTAGTAGCGTATTGCATACCATCTCCGGCTTTGAAAGTGGCAGCTGTATTTGCAGGAGCATTTCCTCCAGTTACGCTGTCTTCGTTTCTTAGTCTTTGAGTGGCAAATTGATTGTTGAAGTTCTTCATTATTTAGAAGCTTTTTTAAGTTCTTCTATTAAATCGTAGTATTGTAATAATCCTGTGATTGTCTCGTCTTTAACTGCGATGCCCTCTTTTAATGGCTTAACGAACTTTAAAACTTCCTGTACTTTGATCTTAGTAACCTTGTCTTCTAAATTCTCACAAATCTCGGTTAACTCTTTTTTAATCTCTTTTAACTTACTGTTTAAGAAAGTTTTTAAATTAGTGCTATCTGAAATGCTTGAGATGTACTCTTTTAGGATGTTCTTTTGTTTGTCAGAAAGAGTTTCGTACTTACTATTGAATTTCTCTACCAAAATCTTATAGGTAAGAATTCTGATCTCTTTGTCCTCTTTCATTAGCTCTTCCATAATGGATTGAGGAGCTTGAAGGTCTGTAATGGACTCTTTTGTAATGTGTTCTAACAAGTTAATCTTGTTTAAAACGATCTGTTTTGTATCTGATAATTGACTATGCTGAGATTCAAATATAGTGTATATTGATGCGTAGGGCTTGTAATTTTCTATTTTTGCTTTGAAGAAATCGTCTAATTTATAGTTTTTCTTTATCTCTTTTATTAAGTGGTATTTGAGTTTGCTTAGTTTTGTGTGGTCTAGTTTCTTATATTGTTCTAAAATGGTTGAAATAAGAATCTCAGCTTTAGTCTCAGAAAGTTTAGGGCTCGTAACAAAAGTACTGTACAAGCTATACTCTTTTCCCAAATCTGTATTGGTAAAGTGCTTCTTTAATATCTTAACCGCTAACGAGTCCTGATTGTTTAATAGGTCAGAAGTCGTTTGTCTTACTAAAAGTTCAAATAAAATACCGGTGTTACGATATTTCGAATGTTTTATTGCCATAGCTATGTTTGATCGGCTTGCTAATAAATATCTAAATATTTTAATCTAGGCCTTCGATTATATTATCCTCACTTAAAAGATCGGATTGTTCAAAAAGGTTTGTCTTTCTTGAGTTTTCTTTGCCGAACATTTTCTCTAAAGCAGACTTGTTTTGGAGGTATACTGCTTTAGTTCCCTCCATGTTCATTGCACCGCCTTTAAAGCTGACTTTGAAGTCGTCTTCTTTAGTTTCAGCGTTGGCTTTCATATCGTAAACGCCAGTTCTTCCAAATGGAGCTTCGTCAGTTCCGTAGGTAGATTTGTACTTCTGAGGTCTTCCTGGAATCTTCAAAGGCTCGTCAGGATTCTTCTCATTGTAGCCTGCTGGAACGTCCAAAGGACCGTCACCCTTGCCTCCGTAAAGACTTGCAATCTGATGAGGAGTACCAAATGCTTGGCCTGTTTCTGCTGGATCGTTTCCTTCCTCGGCTATTTGTTTGTATCTAAACTTGCGCTTTTGATCTTCAACAATAAGGTCATCTAGCTCATCAAATTCGTCCTCAGAGATGTGGAATACGTTCTTCCAGATGTAATCTCTTGGTAAAGAAGAGTTTTCCATTGCTTGGTTTGCAAGGTCAACTTTCTCTTTAAACATTGCGATTCTCTCTTGATCGTATATGATTGAAGGGTTCGTTAAAGAGATATCAAAGTTCGTAATTGAGTCATTTGTGTATCCGTGTGCGTACAAGTGAACCAATGCGACTTTCTTCAATTCAGACGTTATAATTCTTTGGATTCTCTCGATTGTTCTAGCAAAACGAATATCTTCAGCAGCTAGAGTTGCCTTACCAGTTAAGTCCTTTTCGTAGCCCATGAACGCTTTAGGAATCTTTAACGCAGCAAATAATTTCTCTCTAAAGTATTGAACGTCTTCGATTGCATTGTACTCGAGACCTTTTGCAGTATCAATTCTAGTAGACTGATCGTTGCCTCTAACTGGAATAAAAAAGTCCTCCAATAAGTTCTGTTGGTTAAACTTCATGTTGTATTGACCAGTTTGTGCGTCAATCAATGGAGTCTTCTTCATCTTACCGATCATACGTTGGATATAGTTATCCACTTCGTTTGGTGGGATGGCTCCCACGTTAACGTAGAACGTTCTTCTTTCTGGGGCGCGAGTAATTCTGTGAATCAACATCGCATCTTCGATCAAAGTGTATTGCTTGAATAGTTTTCTAGCTGGTTCCAAATAAGATCTACCGTATGGTAAATAGTTAACGTCTCCAATGAATCTAAAGTGAGCCATTTCGTACAAATCAAACCAAATTCCTGGATCTTGATTGTTAAACGCAGAAGTAAATCCTGTCGTAGAACCTAATGCAGCGTTTGGATCAAATTTGAATCTAACCTCGTTTGGATTTTTTGGATTGTAACCTTCCTGTCTAATGATGTTATAAGCAGAGAACGGAATTACGTTGTAAACTCCGAACTTTTCTGCGATCTCTAATTTTAAATAGAAATCTCCGTACTTACACATGTTTCTAATCCAAGACCATAGATTAAATTCTATGTTCATTACAGAGTAGAACAGGTTTTCAAGTAAATTTTGTATATTTTCGTCAGCCGAAGTAATATGTAGTACTTGACCTTGATCGTTCTTTAAAGTGCACTCGTCTGCAATAATGTCTAACGCAGAAGCGATGATGGCATCAGTATCCATTGCATCGTAATCAGCGTAGATTTGTACACGAGCTGATTGGTAGTTTTGGGCTAGGTTAAGATTCGCTCCATACGCAGTAGAAGTCGTATAGACTTTGTGGAATCTATCGATTAAGGAGTTTGTTTGAATCACACCCGATGTTTGGATGTGTTCTGTATCTATGACGTCTAAATTCTTTCCACCGGAATCTCTGATAATGATATCGGTAGAGAATAGCCTTCTAAGGGCCGAAAATAGATTGTCTTGTTTGTTGTCTGCCATATTATGTTATTATAAAAGCCAAGTTAAATCTTCATTTGTTTTTCCCATTGGTGTTGCAATCTCTTGCTGCCATGGGTTGTTACCGTAATTGGTATAGGACTGATACATTGGACTATCGTCTCCAACTTTTGTGTAAGAGTTTAAAGTCGCTTCTGTCAAACTCTGAGCGGTCCTTTTGAACCTCAAAGAAGTCTCTCTCAAATACATTCCTATTGCAAAAGCCATTACCAAGTCATCGTTGTAGCCTGACATGGCCTGTTGCTTACCATTCTTCCATATAAATACGCGAAGCTCCTCTAATAATCTAATCGATCTTATAGTTACCGTTTTGTTTTCTATAAAATCTCTCATCTTTTCTAGTACAGAAGGCCTTACCTTAGGACTCATTGTGAATCCAGGGACTAGAGTAGAGTTTCCGTAGTGTACATTTAGGTAGTTATCAAAGTCCGCAGAATTGTCCGATCTGTGACTAAAATGAATATTGGTGTAACCGCTTTCAACCACACCCTGAACTACGTCCCAACCTATATTTGCGTTTTCAATAACCAATAGAGCTTGATTGTATCTAGTTGCTATCGCTATCAACTCGTTGGCATACACTCTGGTATCTGTCTGGGCTTTAAATTCAGCTACTTGCGCTAATGTTTCTGTATCTATAACGTGATACGCAGAGTAGTCCAAACTGTCTCCCCTCGCTACGTCGGCTACTACCATATAATAACTCATTGGTTTAGGATATTCCCAAATCCAAAGTGCTTTTTCCTGGCCTTCTCTATTGATAGGTTCGGATACCATATTTGCTTCGTACCAACTTAAAATCTCTGGAGGAATTACGGTGTTACCTGAGGTTGCAAAGTCGCAATCGCACTCTTGAGCAGCCATTCTAGCTCCCAAATCAGTGTCTTGCTTGTCTCTCCAGTCTTGTGCTCTTTCAGGGTGGACATTCCAAGGTAAAGAAATAGGTAGAAAACTATTCTTTTGTAATTGTGCTTCTGTGTAAGATTTGTGGAACCAGTTACCAACACCGTTAGGAGTGGATAAAGCTATGCATCCACCGCCTGTCGCCAAGGTCATCTTAGCAGCTGTGTAGATGGTTTCAATATTATCGATAAACGCGGCCTCATCAATCACTAGCAAAGATACGGCTTCCGAACGACCTGCGTCACCGGCTGCAGATACAGCTTTGATTTGAGAACCATTCGTTAGTCTTAAACTTAATGCGTTGTTAGAAGTTGCGGCCGCTCCAATTTTCATCCAGTTGGGAAGGTTGTCGTAAGCAAATCTAACTTTTGTAACCATGTTCTTTGCAGTGTCCTGCTTGGTTGCAATTACAAGAACGTTCTTATCTTTTGAAAATATCATCATCCACAAAGAGTATGCCGACACTAGAGTAGAGATACCCAATTGTCTTGACTTGTTGATTATGGATTCCGGGTACTTTTGAAATAAGGTTAAAACTTTTTCTTGAAACGGATAAAGATCGAATAGAAGTCTTCCCCTTTGTGGGTGTTGAATCATGTAGTACTTCTTCATGAAATACACGGGATCTTTGGAGCATGCTATAAACTCATGCTTAATTCTTTCTTTTATATCGATCTGACTGTCTGACATTATTTATGCGTTACTGCAAGACCAAGGATTAGAAAACCCATTCCAAATTTAGTAAGCTTATTGATTTTATTTTTTCTGTCCAATTTTTTAATGTCGCCTTTTAAGCCTTCAACCATAATTTTATAGTTGTCTTGTTGTTGAACTTGCTTTTGTATGATTGATTCGTAGTTGCCCTCTTTAGTTCTTAAGGTTACAATTACTTTATCTTTACCATTTACAGTAGATTCTAAGTTAGTGATTAAGCTGTCTTGATTTAAAACAATATTTCTAGTTCTATCCAAATCTACTAAGTCAACTACAACAGCCTTAGAAACCGGCACTGGTAGAATCGTTGTGTCTTTTGTTTCTACTTTGTATTGCTCTGCGTATCTAACAACAAAGAAGCTGTCTATCTCGTGAGGGCGCATTTTAGCTGCCGCCTCTAACTCTGATTTGTCTTCTTTTAAAGCTTTAATATTGTCTTTTAAAATGTTCGATTTAACAATTAGCACTTTGTTCTTGTACTCTTCGTCAATGATAGCGGTTTCTAAGCTATCGTTCTGAACATGTAAGGAATCAATATGAACGGCTAAAGAATCGATTGTGTTTTCGTAAGACTCTGTTTTGAATCTAACACCATCAAATTCTTTAACAAGTAACCAAATTGCTGCCAATAAAAATAAGACGATAACGCCTTTGATTGCTATTTTCATAGTTTTCTAGTTTTCTAATAAATATGCCACTAAGCCTCTTCTGCCACAGAGTCGTAGATGCGCTTTTTACTAATTAATAAAAATTGAGAATGGGACATTCTAAGTCCAT